AGGTGTTTGAAGCCGGTGGCTGATATCATTTGCAGATTAAAAGACTACTCCATGTTGGAAGTAGATGTTGAGCCAGGACTAGCTGCTGAGCTTAGTGATTACTTCTCGTTCTATGTTCCAGGTTATAAGTTTAT